AGGTTCGCTCCGTCGAGGTTCGCTCCGTCGAGGTTCGCTCCGTCGAGGTTCGCTCCGTAGAGGTTCGCTCCGTCGAGGTTCGCTCCGTAGAGGTTCGCTCCGTGGAGGGTCGCTCGGGTGAGGGTCGCTCGGGTGAGGTTCGCTCCGTCGAGGTTCGCTCCGTCGAGGTTCGCTCCGTAGAGGTTCGCTCCGTGGAGGTTCGCTCGCCAGTGCGGATCTTTACGTAGCTGCTCGGATACGTATGAGTCCCAACTCGCAACGCCCTTTTTAATTTCAGCAAGATCCGTCATAGTAAGTATTTGTGTATATAAGCAATCACCAGCAACATGAACACGATCACGCAAAGGAGATCTTCGTCTTTGACGTTTTTGAGTTTCATGCGGATGTAATTCTGTCTGGTTTGACTTCCATGTGGGCTAAGACCTCCTGGAGCACAAACCGAACGACTCGTTTGCGTTTCAAGACCGGAACAGCCTTTGCCTTCACCCAATTCTTGACGGTCTGCTCCGTGACATCGAGGCGCTTCGCGAGTCCTTTAATGTCGCAAATGATTGGTTCTCCGTATGACTCGACGTTCATGGCTAGGCAGCGATGAAGATTTGGTCTTGGACTCTGGAAGTGCGATTAGCCCAACTCGCCCGAACCGGGCACGGCCGAGAGGAACTTCGGGGTTTTCGTCGGGTGATCTCCGACGCCGTTAGCGTGGCCTGAAAGACTGCTGTCAGCCCGACGACGACAACCACGGCGTTGATTGCGAAACGTTTTGCACGAGCTTCCTTAAGCTTGGCGGCGAGTTGAGGGTCTTCGAGCTCACACCCGACCATGAAGTATTTCCACAGAATATCCCCAACTCCCTTCATCTGCTTCTCGACCGATCGACGCCCAAGAAGAGCTCGCTCGGTCTTGAGTAAGTTCTTGGAAACGTTGCACGTGTCTGAGGCAATTTCGCTCATTTCGGTTACTGGTCTTAGTAAGCGGTTTTGGTTGAAACTTTCTTCAACCTGGGTTCCCTTAGTAACTAAGCAGCGGCCTTTTTGCTCTTGGCCGTCTGCTTGAGTCCGTCAGAAATCAATTGATCTGCGAGATGAGAAACAGGCAAATCAACGTCAACCGCACGCCGTTTGAGTTTTTTGTGAGTCGGGTTGCTGATGGCGACAGAGGTCTTTCTGTCTCCGCGCCGGTAGATGGTTTTGGTTTTCATAGTTAAAACGATACGTCAGAACTTATGTAAGTTCTAACTTAGTAAGTAAGAATGTCAACGGAAACTTTCGTAAGTTTTGGGGGTCGACTCAGAAAAGTGAGATCCTCACGCAGCCTCACTCAATCACAAGTAGCTGAAGCCCTGGGGGTTACGGCTCCTGCTGTCACAAACTGGGAAAACGACAAAAATTTTCCCAGCAGATACAAACTGGAGCGCCTCGCTTCCTTTCTGGAGGTGAATAAACGCTATCTAACCGGCGAAACCGACGACCCCACGCCGAGCGGCTTTGAGACAATGCGGCGGGGAGTGACGGAGTTTCAGGAGTCGGTGAACGCCTACGAACCGGACGCGAACGGACGGCCGAGGATACCATTGCACCCTAAAACCTTGGAAAAGTGCCAAGCATTGATGGACGAAATGGAATGCCTGACGGCCGAGGAGGTAGTTTCGAAGCTGGTTAACCTGAAATTCGACAAGGTTTTCCCAGGGGAATCCAAGCCGTTCAAGGTCCCGATCACCGAGGGAGGCACGGCGACCCAAGCACCGATCGAGCGTCAGGAGGACGGTGGTGACTCCCCTCCCGATGAGGAATTTGATGTGGTTGTAGATCTATCCAAGAAGAAGAAAGGCGATTCATGAGCAAAGACGGCACCAAAGGGGCACAGGAACCGCCCCAAAACCCTATTCAGAAGCCCGGAACAGGAAAAGGAACCTCCAAGCCACCCAAGATCAACTAGCCTCAGCTGCAAAGTACGGCCAGCAGCGAAGAGGCCATGAACACGGCCACAAACACCACTGGAGCGAAGCAAAGGAAGCGCCGGACCAAGGTGATCGATTTGGCGGTCTCCTCATTTCGTTGCCTGGTTCTGTCGATTCGTCCTTGGAGGTTATCCAGCTCGAACTTTCGAAGTTGATCGCAGCTGTATTCCTTTACATGAGGCAGAAGATTCTTGGGCTCGTTCGTCGGCGGTTCGATGTCTCGGATTCGAAGCACCTTGCTGATGACAATATTGCCGGTGGTGACCAGATAGGCGAGTAACGCAAACGATGGCAGCAACACCAGCCACCTTTGGTTAGCGAAGCCAACCGTCACATCCACGACCTGAAGCAGATACCCAAAAAGTGAGCCAATCGCAACGATGACGATCGAAAGGATGACGTGAGCTTCTTTTCTCAGGTTCTCAAGGCACCCATGATGAAACTCAAGATTCTTTTCGGCTTGATTCTCAATCCAATCAATTGATTCCAGCTCTTTAGCCATGTGCCCAATATAGTTGATCAAGAACGAGTTACCACGAGAATTCGCCCTTCAGCCTCAACAAGAAGCCCTGTCATGCTAATTCCTCCACCATTCTCCCAAGCTGGCGTGTTCTCGAGATCGCCAAGAGAACACCAATAGCGTACCCGTAGACGGATCCAGAACCTTAAACGTGGGAATCCTCCGGGATCTTACATTGAGACGATACCCATTGATTTTGAGACGCCTACAGAGCCTCAGATTGTCCCGGAATCTCGAACCAAGAAACACAGTCGCCCGTCGTCTCAGAATAACAAATGCGGGCTCTGTGAGCGTATTACAGCCTTCTTTCCTGCTGTAATTGCGCTTGAACCAGGCTAGAAGTTTCGGGGGAAGGTTCTTGTCCATGATACAGCTCTCGATTGAACGTGAAAGATCATGGGCTCAAGGGTCGGACAAATTCTGTCCATGTGAATAAATTGGGAAAAAACAGATTTTTTTTCGATCCGATGAAAGATTTGGGGTCCAACGTGCGTATACTGTAATGAATAAGCCTTTCCGTGCTAATCGGATCGGACGCGACCAAATCAAAAGAACCGAACCGGAAATGAGGAAACCAATAAAAGGGCGGTCTGCGAGAATCACGGCAAACCAAATCGAAAAAGGGGCGCTCCGTCTACTAAAAGTTTGCGCTCTGCTATCCTTAACCGTGATCTGCGTGACAGCAGCATCATTAGGGCTAATTAAGGTTTTCAACTACACGAAAGAAACCCAGCTCAAAGCGAACACGGTCGACAGGCAGATCAACAACAGAAGACCGAAGACCGTCTTCGTTCCTACCCGCCCTGAGGTGGTAGTCGTCACCAACTACGTTCACACTTCAGCAGAGCTTACAATAAATGAATTCTTAAGCGACGATCGATCGATCAAACAACACCGCAAGGGGGTTGTATACACCTCTGAGCAATTGGCCGATTTTGAAAACTATCTTCGGGAGCGAGGGATAGACCCAGAAATCCCGCCCAAAGACAGCAATACAGCTCCCAAGAAGCCGCTAACCCACAGAGAAAAACTCCGGCAATTGTACCGAGAGGGTAAGATCAATTATTTCATGCCTTAGCGTCACGAGGAGGTGGAAACGAATCAGGAAACGCCCTGGCTCTTATCTCCTATCCCCAACCATTTCTCAGTCTCCCCCTTCGACACAACCTCCCGGTACACCCGGAGCAGCACCCCAGCAGAGTGCCCGAGCTGCTCGGTGGCCTTCTCGATCCCGTAGATGTTGTAAAAATGCGAGGCGGCCGTCTTCCTCAGTGCATCATGTGGCCACTTCGCAATCTCCGCATCCTTCCGTAGTCGGTTGAATCGTCGCTTGAAATTCTTCGCCGGCACGGCGCCGCCCGCCCGGATGCATCGCTTGGCGGGTTCGGTGAGCTCAATGATTCTCCGATTCCGCACCTTCGACTTTTCCGCATCTAGGATCACAATCCCTCGCTCGAGGTCGATCTCCTTCCGATCGATCCGGAGAGCTTCGTCAGGCCGGATCCCGCAAAACAGTGCGAGCCCAACATACGTCAGCATTCCTTTATCCTTCTCGGCCGCCTTCACAAGCCTCTGGCACTCCTCGACGCTCAGGATTTCAGGCTTCACGTGAGGCACACGCACTCTCTCAAGGCGTTTGATGGGATTCTCGCGGATGTAACCGCGCCGCTCACAAAACGAGAACAGAGCGGAAAGCCGGTTCATTCCCGTCTGTCTGGTCGAGGGCGATTCTTTGCGGCTGGCAAACCAGGCATCGAGCACCGCGGGGGTGACATCGGCAATATCCATCGTCTCGCGATCGAGCTGGAATTGGCTCAAATAGTTGCTGAGCTCGAAATGGTACTTATCGGAGACGCCCGCCGATTTCTTGGCGAGCAAGAATTCCTCGGAGACCTCTTTCAGCTTCCGCCCATTCCGCACCGCTCGATGCTCCTGGAAGAACTGCCAGACTTCGTCGAGGGTGACACCGGCCTTGGACATCTCAAGTAGTGTCGTGGCGACCTTCGCCCGCTTTCCCGGGGCCATCTGGGCCCAGACATCCCCGGCGTGGCTCTGCTCTTCCTCGAACTGATCAAGAGCATGGACAGCCTCGGATTTCGTCCGGTAGAATTTCCGGCGACGTTTGCCTTGGACAACGCCGAAATCGACTAGCCATCGGGGCTGGTCTCCATTGATGGTAACTCTGGATGGATGAGCCATATTACTTTTGGAAATATTGACGACTTATTGCCCAGATTTTCACCTATTTTAAACCTCGACGTTATTCTTGGTTATCTTTGGTTGAAAATCGCCCCTTTTGTAACCCGTTTATCCAGAGATTCTTACAGCATAAAATGGGGATTATCAACGACTTATGAAGGGTAGCCGAAAAACCCCCGTCTCACCTTGACACGGTGGGGGTCGCTGGTTCAAACCCAGCATCGCGCACCATCAATTTCCCCTTCATTATCAAGCACTTACGACACGACAAGGCGGCACATCCGATTATTATCGGAAGCGCTATTGGCGATTTATTGCCTCAAATTTGAGGTATTTTTGACCTTATTTCGGGTTCCTTCGCAGAACCAAAACCTGTCCCGCAACGTCACAGTCGATCGAGCAATTGCCGGTTGTCGCGTCCTTGTGCAAGGATTCAGAGAGCGAATACACCCAGGTTTTCCCGGCTGCCACAGTGACGACGTCGTTTGGCACCGTGATATTGCGGCCGCTGTGCGGATCCTTTTGGACGGTGACAATCGTGAAATCCGCAGCTCCACCACCGGGGGCCTTGAGAAGCAGAAGGTCCTGGCTGTTATAAGAGAAATCAACGCCGTTGTTGTCCCCCGTCGCCAAAGTCGCAAAATCCGCTGAGTCGGAAAGGTTGTATCCGTTCCCAGGTACGGTCTTAACGTTTGTCGTATCGATGTTCGTGCGGGCCATTTGACAATCCGATTCCGTCAAATGGAATCAGGGATTGCCGTCAACGCTGGCCACCGATCACCCGTAATCGCCACAACCACCAATCGGCTCAGCATCAAGCCAGCTGTCCGGAAATTCCGGAAGACTCCAAAATACACCGGGCCGCTGTGGTGGTGGTCCGGGTTTGAGAAATATGACGGGTATGGGGATATTGCCAGGAATGCCACCTTGGCCGCCGCGACGATCGGAAATATCCGGCTCCAGGCATATCAACATTACCACAAGCAGCTCCAGAGCGAGCTCGGCCTTGGATCCATACTAAGCCACCTGGAACGAAAAGCCGAAGGCCCCCAGTTCTCAATTCAATCCGTCTGCGATGTGCTTCCCCCGATGGGGACGAAGAACGCTCTCTTCACCATGCACGAATCATCGATCTTGGATCCGAGCTGGGTGGAGGCGATCAACAAGTATGATCTCGTGATTGTTCCGTGCGATGAGAACGCCCAGGTATTCCGGAGGCATGTGCGGCCACCGGTCGAGGTTGTAAATATCGGACTCGACCAATCCCTCTATCGATCGTCGGCGAAGACCGCGGGAACAACGTTCCGGTTCGGTACCGCCGGCAACATCCGGCACGTTCGAGAGCGGAAAGGAATGGATCGAGTCATTGAATGGTTTCTCGCAGCGTTCCCGAAAAACAACAATGTTTCACTCTCGGTTAAGCTGAACGCTGCGGCCGAAAAGATTCTCTCCCCTCGCCTCAAACTCGATCCCCGGGACGATCAGATTTTTGAGGATGATTCGCGGATTGAGATCATCCGGGAGAACATGCCTCACCGCGTCGCGGCTGAGTGGCTGCGATCGATCGATTGCTATGTCGATGCCTCCGCTTACGAGGGTTGGGGCATGTGGCCATTTCACGCAATGGCAACGGGGCGGCCAGTGATCGGAACTTACTTCGGAGGCCACCGTGAGTATTTTGAGTTCGGGAATCACATCCCAATCGGCTACCGAATCGAACGAGCACAGAGCCATTACCGGAACTACGGTGAATGGGCAATGCCGATTGCATCCGAGGGAGTGAAGGCAATGCAATGGGCCTACCGTAATCCTCGGGCGACTCGGGAGATTGGCCTGAAGGCTTCAAAGACAGTGAAGAGATTCACCTGGGAGCAGTTTGCGAAAGGAGTTCTTCAGGCGCTCGCCAAGCACGGAATCTACCAACCATAAAAAAGCCCACCCGAGCGGTGAAACTCGAGTGGGTTGATCAGTAACCAGACATGAACCCAACTACGTATCGAAAAACTGTCTTCGCTCAACACCCTCTGTCGTCGAAATGAGCTGAATTTCCTGAAGCCCTTGACCGTCCTTCTCGGCCTTCGCGAAGAAGTAATCAAAGGCACCTTGCCGGTCCTCCGTTGGCCCGTGAATGCATTCCCACGTGTTGGCTTTCTTCTTGGCTTTCGGGCCGTAGTGGCCAATGACTAGGAATAGCCTCATAACAAATTCAATTCGCCCGATGCGGATTAGGCCGAGACCACTCGAACCAGCGCGTCATCCTCACCGCCCACGGCGTAACCGTAGTTACACTCGAAGGTCAGATACCGCTTGCCAGACTCCGGTTTTGCAAACTCACGCACACCCAAAACAATCCCGCTCTCTGGGTGTTGAATTCGCTGGGTTGAAATGTAGGCCTCCGGAGCTTGAGGCATCAAATACCGCATGGCCACAGCCACCGCACTTGAGACAGCAGCCATACCAACCAAATTCTCACCGTTCGCGGGAATCACACCGGTTTGGAAAGTGCGGAACCCAACAAGGTTTGGAATGTATCCAGATTGAATCGCAATCTCAGATCCGTAGTGATTGGCATTCTTGATCGAAGTATCTTTGAGCAAGGCGTTGTAGTGCCCGTCAGCAAGCAAAAGAATGCGTCCCGCCTTTGGCATTTTGCCAATGTCGCATTGATCCTTGATGTCCGTCACGGTGTCGGAAGTGAACGTGGCGGCGGACTTGGTAACCTTGCGCGGATAGTTCGCGTTCAGGACCACGGAAAGAATATCTTGAAGCACCGCAAGCGCCAGGGCTTGCCCCTTAGAAATGGCCATGTTGCGGATGTTCGCCGCTTTACTGTTGGCTGCTTCGGTGTCGGTGAGATGCACAGTAGCAATCTTGTGCTTGTTGATCGTGACATCAACTTCGCCAATAGTCGAATCGGCGTTGGCGGTGTAATCGCCGGCGAAATCACCCACAGTCCCGCCACCATACACGGGCACCGAAATAGACTTGTTGCCTTGTGGAATCTCTCCACCGAAGTCCGTCGCGAATCCCGTGATGGGAAAAAGGGTGTCGTGGAACGACTGGAAGAACAGGTCGGAGACGACGCGCCCTACTAAATTGGCTGGAACCGTGTTTGCCATATCAAAAAATTGCTAGGTTATAGTCGCGTGTAGCGTGATTAGTTGAGAACGCCGGCCAAAGCTTCGTTCAGCTCTTTGTGGTGCTTCTGGAAAAACTTGAGACGCTCGGTGGTGTCTGTGATCGCTTGATACTGCTGGGCGATAGATTCACCGTGAGCACCGCCCTCCTCTTTCTCGTCGGTTTCGACTGGAGGCGTTCCAGTTTGGGAGATTATGGTCTGGGCCTTTTTGCTGGCCTCGGTCTGAATCGTGCCTTTGGGATCCTCGAGCTTGCCCTTCAGTTCCGTGTTCTGAGACTTCAAGGAATCAGCTTGGGCCTTCGCGGATTCGGCCTTCTTGGAAAGCTCTTCTTTCTCGGCCTGAACCTCGGTGAGCTTTGTGGTGAGATCCGAAACGCTAGCCTCGAAGGTGTTGGCTCGCTCAGTTTGAGCGGCCAAGTCAGTCTCGAGTGCCTGAATCCGATTGTTGGAATCGGACTGTGTCTTTTCAAGACCGGTAATCTTGGCGAGAACTTCCTGGAAATTCATATTGGTGATGGAACCTAGTCAACTAATTGAGAAACCACGTCGCTCAACGAATTAGCGACGGCGTCAACGAAGCCGAGAGAAAGGGCATCTCGACCGAGAAACACTTGACCTTGGAGATTGTCGAAATCGATCGTGGGACGGTTTGAAACGACAAACGCCCGGAACTCTTCTCCGAGTGAATCGACCATCTGTTGAACGCTGGCGCGATAGGATTCCGAGATGGCCACGCCCTCAACACCGCCCCCTTTGTGCTCCCCGCTCTTGATGACCTCCCGCGAGTAACCCGCTTCGCGCCAAGCCTGGGAAGAATCGGTGAGAACCACATAAACCCCTACCGAACCAATGGCCGCGCTGGCCGTAGAAATGACTTGGCTCCCAGCACATCCGATGTAGTAGGCAGCCGAAGCCATGTCGCCTTCCGTGAAAGACGTCACGAGTTGGTTTCGTTGAGAAATTTCTGTCGCGAGTTCATGAACTCCAGTGGTAAAGCCTCCCGGACTATTGATATCAAGCACCACGTGATCAGCGGCGACAACCTCGGGTCGGTTCAGGTCCTCCCGTATGTCGTCGATGTCGACCATCCCAAACCATCGCTTTTCCCAGTCCTCGAGCCCCTTGGCAATCACGCCATGAATCCGGATGACGGCCACGTTCTGCCGCAGCTCGACAAGATCTTCCTCGGGCTCCTTCGTGATCTCGATAATCTCGACATCGCCGGCGGTGATCTGCTCGAGCCGATTCATTACCGAGTGATACCCGGTTTCGGTGATGAGCATCGGGTCGGCCGAGAGTTGAGACTTCAGCTTTGCGCTACTCGCTTGAATCTGAATCGGGCTGATTTTCATCGATGACTCTTTTCACGTCCTCTTCGGACAATGCTTGGTTTTGCTGTGTGGAAGGATCGGGAAGAGAGACGCCAAGTTCCTCGGCTCGCATCTGCATTCGCTGACGCTCGAGCAACCATTGATCCTGGGTTTCCTCCCAGCGGCCGCCGCGTTTCGCGCAAATTTCTTGCAGGGTGATAAAGGCCTTCTCGTACTCCTGAATGTCTACGTCGGACTGATGTTTGCGATCGGGAGTGATGATAGCGGGAACCTGATAGCCCCATCGAAACCAGTCCTCATCGAAGGGAAGTTCCCCCAGAGCGATGGCCTTCGCGATAGCGTAGGAATGAACCCGGCGCATCACCTTCTTGACCAGCTTTTGGCGTTTCAGAATGGTTCGATTGATTCGATCGACGATGACACGAATTGAGGTCCCGTTGATCTTGGAGGAATCGAGCGTGAAGCCCCTATCCCAGTCGATCCCCCGGAAGGCGTGCATCTCGATGTCGCGTTGGAACTGTTGGGTATTGGCTCCAGGTCGATCGAACTTGAACGCTTCAAGGCTGGATCCAGATTTTGCTGTGAAGTATTTGTAGATGCCTCCCTCGAGATTCTGAACCGCTGGTTTGTCTAGCTCTCCAGTCGCCGTGAATGTGGGACCACCTTGAACCACGTTTTTCGTGTCGTCAGTGTCGCCCGTTTCGTTGCGCTCGATTAGCGCGTGAGCTGAACAGGCCTTTTGAGCGAGAAGCTCGAATCGGCGACTGTCGGCCAAGTCTTGCCAGTCGAGAACCGAGCTCCCGAGCTTTGAAAACCCGCGAACCTGATCAGGACGAGACGGGTTGTAAGCCAGAATGAAATCAGAGGCCGGTACGAGTGCAGTTTTATCAGCTGCCCGGAGCATATACTTTCGAGGACGCCGATAGGTATTCACGACAACGCCATCTACAATCGAGACCTGCCCGAAATCCTCATTGAGCACACCCGAGAGCTTTTGTCCGATCTGATGTGACATCCACATTTGAACCTGTGGGAATCCGTCCTTGGTTTCGGTCAAAAGGATGCCAAGCTCGCCGTCGATGAGGACTGAGCACAGAAGCAGCTCGCGAAAAAGATCCCCATCAAACCAGGAGCCCGAAACACACATGATATCTTCCCAATCGACAAGCCACGCCTCGGCTAGAGCGCCCCATTCCTTGTTTTTGCCCTGATACCGAGGGAACCAAGAACTGACGGCAATCGCCGCCTGCTCCATGATAGCGCCCTCGATGCTGGGGAAATTAGAGAAGAGCCAACGCCCGCAAGCCATGATCTGAGATCGCCCCATCGGCGAGATCGTGCGATGCGTATCATCATCGAGGCCGTAAAACTGCCGCCGATTGCTCGAGTATTTCGAGGCCTCGTAAAGTTGATCGTTCCCGCCTCCCGTGAATCCGTAGGTCGACCGACGATCGACGACCTTGTACGGTCGCGAGGTCATTTCAACCCTCGGCATGCTGCCTTCCTTGAGGAGCTCGAATGAAGATTTAAGGCCAGGCATTCGGGAAAGCGACGGTTGTCTGTGTGATCGGCGTGATGTCCTTAGTTGGATACTTCACTGGGTCGAGCTTATTGAGAGCGATGAGAAGTTTCCGGATCCGAGTCAGAGCCGAAGCCTGAACGGCTTTTGAAGCCGAAGTATCCCCAGCCCCCGCGCTCACGAGCGCTTTGCCCTCGGCGTACTCTTCCTGAGCATCCAGAAGAGCTACCTCTAGCTTCTCTTGAGACCAGCCTATGAAGGGGTTGAACGCCATTTGTCAACCGACTAGGAGTCAACACTTTCTCCTTCGTCGATCGAATCGATTAAGACATCCGCCAACGTGGCAAAAAGCACCTGTTCAGCTTCACAATCGAAATAGTGATTGTTTCCGCTTGGGCACTTCCAGATCAGTTTCTTCCGGCCGTATCGATCCTTTATAAAGGTTGGATACTCGGCTCGCATCTGTCGCTCATACTCGAGCTCGTCAGCCTCGGACTTAATTGGGGCGTTCACGTAACGCGCCCCCCTCCCGTCTCTCAATCGTTTGAGGCGATTCTTAATGGTGGGATTCGACCAACGAATCATCTTGCAGAATCGAGACCCCTGATGCTTTCCACCCTTCTCCGGATCCCCTTTCGCAACCGGAGCATAACTCCGCCTGACGTAATCCATTTTTTTTCCGCGTTTTATCGAGTGAGTGAACGATTCATCGTCCTCACCTTTGAGCGCAATCCAGCCGTTTTTGCAGCAATACCAATACACTTCTTTTGTGTCGTAACCCGAATCGATTCCGACGTGATTGGGTTGGATTTTGAATTCCTTCTGGATCCGCTCGAGATCTGCCCAGGAATAAACCCGGCCGTAGTCTAGTCGCCGGCTTTCGTGGATACCCCAGGCCCTCACCACGTAGTAGAATTCCCCCTCGATCTGCTTATCAACCGTCAGAAATCGATACTTTTCATCTTCCCAGTCAGACTTAATGTCGTATTCGACGACTTGCTGAGTCTCTGGCTCGAACGCCGCCATTTCAGACCACGGCTCGGCCATCTCCTTTTGAAAGAACTCCTGGAGTGGTTCGAGGGATCCGCGCTTGAGGGCCTCTTTTGATCTGAGAAACTTCTCGACCAGCTTCTTGAAGTTACGGTGAATCATCGAAGGCCAATGGTACCCGTGAACCCTTGGGTTGCCGTCCGGATTGATCACCTTGTAATCTCCCAATCGATTCCACTCCTGACGGGTTCGTGGGCTATCAGAATGAACGTGTCCGCACGTCTCACACTCGAACCTTACCGAGTCCATTACGCGGGACATGATCCAATTTCCACGGGAATCCCGGGTCGTCTCGTCATCGTCCCAAACAATTCCCCACCTCGTGCCGTCCTTACGGTAGTTGGACCACTTCACAACCATCTGGTGATTGCACTTTAGGCAGGTGATCAGCCATTCGTGCTGGGTGGATGATTTCCACGCCGTATCAAGGTCGTCGTCCTCGAATCCGCCTTGAGACACATTGAGCACCGTGGAACTCTGGATCTCTTCAAAATCGGCTGTTCGGGCTAAGGCATCAGCAAGTCGACCGGCTTTCCAGATCCAAATCTCATCGTTGATCAAGTAGCGAATCCCCTTGGATTGTAGATTTCCGATCGATGGCCCTTGGATATAAACGGGCATTCCGTTGGCGAATATCACCTCGGTTTTCCGCTTCTTGCTTCGGTCCTTCGGAAATAGATCTCGAACGGGCTTGCAGTTCTCGAAGAT